CATGCTTGGGCAATGACGGGAGAGCTTTTCTCGGCTCAACCATGATAAAAGATCCAAATACTGGAAAGCTTGGATCGGTGATCCTACACAACTGTATGAATAGGTCTGCCTGCCCACCACCTAAAGGAAAAGCTGCAGCCGGCTCCCTAATCTTAGTGGCGTCTGAGGAAATGGTGGCAGATCCAAGAGTTAGTAAAAACATTGAGTCAGCAATCGCTTATGTCGGCGGTAGATGCGAGACACTATTCTCTGGTGTTTACGTGCGTAAGAATGTGCCTGGATTGATTGCGATACTAAGTATGAATGGATTAGCGACATGAAACCAGATATGTGGAAAATATTTACACTTGTATTAGGGGCAATTATTATGCCTCTTGCTGGCTGGGTGTGGTCTGTAAATGTAGAAGTATCTCAATTAAGAAATGATATGGGAGACTTGGAGCGACAGGTAGCAGAACTTGAGGAACAGGTTGACGAACAGGAAGAAGCAACGAGAACATTAATTAGAGTCGAGAGCGAGCTTACACATCTCAGGGATATACTTGATAGAATTGAGGGCTTAGTAACACAATGAAAGTTATTCTTGCGGGTATCTTATTTGCTGCTGTTGTGCTGCCGATTGATATAGATAAATTAAAATCAGATTTAAATGATATGGAGCGAGATGCTTTAGCATTAGAGCTATACTTACAAGACAAACAAGATCATAAAGATTATTGCCCACATATTGAATGGGAACAGCCGCCACTAAATACTTACAAAGAGACGCTAAAATCACATTTACCAGAAGGATGCAAATAATGAAAATAACAAAAACACAGCTTAAACAAATTATTAAAGAAGAACTTAAGGCACTTAAAGAAGAAGAAGAGGGCGAAAAAGTTATGCAAGCTGTAAAAGAAATTCCGGCTGCAGCCCAGTCCTTAGCCAAGGATATTAGAACTCAGATTGAAGCCCTTACTGGAGATTCTGGCTTGGGACCAGAGGCATTAGCTAGTATTGTGGCAGAATTAATACAGGCAAAATACTAAGATGAAAATTACCCTTAAAAGATTACGTGAGATTATAGCCGAGGAAGTTATCAAAGAGGAGGTGAGCGCCGAAGATGCCCAGCGTACTATTGTTGCACTACTGCAGGGCACTCCACCAAATGTGACCGGCGACATTATGGGCGCGGTGTATGATGAAATGTATGACGCTGATGTCTCAGAGCCCAGCCCCGAGCCAGAAGAAGAAGAGTTCCCCACAGAGTATCAGCCTGGAGGCGGCGAAGGCGATCGCCCCGTGATGGGATTTAAAGAGAGCTTAGCTGAGTTAACCGAGATTATTAAGGAAGAAATTAATAAAATGCTTAATGAAGGTCACGGGGAATTTTCGGAAGGTCTAGCTCCCGATAGGCAGATCGCGGCAATGCGCGCACAGATTGGAGACATGAGCTATGAAATTGAAAAAATGTTAATAGCCTTGTTGAAGGCTGGATATTCTCAAGAAGATATTATCAACATGGCCATTCAGCTGAAAAAAATGGATCCTCATCCCGAAGATGTGCAAGTGGCTGAGAACATTGTTCAAGAAGAATATTATCTTTATCTAATTGAGCAACATATGCGTACCGAACTTTTAAACGAAGTCCGCGGCATGAGTATCGACCGTGCCCGTGAGATTATGGCAAAACTTGAGGCTGATCCTGGCGATCCTACTGTGACGCGCGAGGATGCATGGGATGCCAAGGAAACTGTGAAAGAGTTTGAAGCCGGTGACTATGTTGACCCCGCCGAGTTGCGCCAGCAAGCTATGACGGGTGTTGATGGCGTAATTACCAATCCAATGAGACGCACGACTAGTCAAATTAAACAACTGGAAAATATGTGGCGCCAATACAAAGGAGATCTTCGCAGCGCTATGGAAACAATTCAGGCAGATAATGACGAGGAAGAAACAATATTGGATGCGCTAGCTGCCTTCTACAATTATTTAAATACTACAGGCAATATTCAACAACACGATGCCGGTCCACGTCCCGCCGGCGGCGGCTTAGGCGGTCCTGGCGGCAACGCGCGCCACCCAACTCCAGAAGAGCGACGAGCCGCATATGCTGCTACAGGCGGCGGATTCCCGCTTACGGATCCGTGAAGATCCAAATCCAAGGAAGAAATAAAAAACTATTTACAAGAAAGGAAAAACAAATGATGGTTTATGTACAAGGAAAATTAGATAGATTAGTTGAGAAAGCAATTTCTCGTAAATTTATGGTTTGGCTAACAGCTACAGGTCTATTCGCATTTTATGATTTAGCATCCAGCGATTGGGTTATGATCTCTGCAATCTACATTGGCGGTCAAGCTGTTATCGATGGTATTGCTAGAATGAAAGGTGTTTGATGATTAAAGTTGACTGGCTTAAAGTTGTTTACGTCGCAAAGAAAAACTGGAAAGAAATAACAATTGTTATTCTTTTGCTTACAGTTATTGGAAAAATGCGCTATGATTATAAACAACTTGAGAACACCTATCAAACTAGCCAGCAGTCTCTTCAGAACCAGATCGACGGTTTACAAGATATACATGCAGAAGAATTACAAAGAAAAGAACAAGCATTGCAAACCTATCGTGATGCACTAGAATTATTGGAGAGGCAATATGAGCAAGACAGAGATGAGATTGAAGTGGTGGTTGAAGAACGAATTGTTGAAATTGAAACAACGATCGACAACCGCAGACAGTTCACAGAAAACAAAGAAGAACTCGCAGAACAAGTAACAGATACATTCGGATTCCAGTATGTTCCTTAAAGCGCTATTATTTTCGATGGTGGCTCACGCTGGTGAGCCTCCGCAATTTGCCATTCTTGGAGAGAATGAGCCAGCACCCTTTGAGGGTGTTTTGTTTAACAAGCGTGGTATCGCAGAATTATTGGTGCTTCCTGAAGAATATCGGATGGATTGCGATTTAGAAGTAGAGTATCGGATCGATGTTCAGGCAACTGAGTTTCAGCTTGAGCGACAAAATTTTCAGATTCGATTGGACGCGCTTACTAAAGAATATGATTTGCGGATCGAGCAGAAAGACATTGAAATTGTCGCCCTGCAAGAAGCAATGTTGAAACAAGCGCCTTCTAATAAGTGGTGGTGGTTTGTTGGCGGTATAGCCGCCGGCGCAGCTGCGACTTATGGCGCATATAGGGCATTTGATGAGTAAAGATTTCAACAAGATTGCAGCAATTGAAAAAGCTATTGTAGAAAAGTATGGCAAAGAAGCGGTTCAAAACCCTAAAGGAAACTGGGACGAGACGAAGGAAAAAGAATATCTCAAGCAATCTAAACAATTTTACAAAAAACAAAACAAGATTGGCGAGTGGCAAGAAAAAGTAGATGTTAATGGTATTAAGATCTCAAAAAAACTACTTAATAGAGAATCTTTAAAATGTTGTCCTGTCTGCGGGTTCTTCCCAAAGAGTTCTATGGATGATGTTTGCTTAGTCAAGTTTGATTGTTGCAATAAGTGTTACATTCAATTTGTCGAAGGCAGAGAAGAAAGATGGCAAAAAGGATGGAGACCAAATGAAGGAGAAGAGTCATAATGGCTAAAAAACAAGAAGCAGCATCTGTCTCAGATATCGTAAGTGGTTTAGCTCAGGCTGCAGCCAACGCATATGATGGCGCGTATACTGAAGATGGAGAACTATTAGAGATTGGGTTAAAGAGAGAAGAAGGTGATCTTATCTTAGATAAAAGAGTTCTAGATGGATTTGGGGTTGCGTTTTATGGACCTATGATGTGTATTAAGTATCATTCAGAAGTGCAGCTTAAAGAGGTGCACGATAGCGGCTTTGAAGGCGAGATTGAGCAAAAAATTGCTGATATTGCTTCTTATTTAAAGAAAGAGTATCGTAGAATTACCGGTAAATCGGTTAGCCTAACAAAAGAAGGCGAAATAGAGGTTTTGGTTGAAAACTCATCTAGAATTCGAAGCTGGGTAACAGCCAAGTGTCACTATAAGATCGGTGGATTAGATAGCGTCGGACTAGTTGGCGAAGCAAATGTAGATCCGGTTCATGCTAGCCATGAAGCAGCTTGGAAAAAGTTTGTTGAATTAGGCGGCTGGAAAGGAAAGAGACCAAAAAACGATACTCGCAAAAAGGAATCTTAAAAAGTGCGCCTTACTAAATCCAAGTTAAGGCAGCTAATTTTAGAAGAAATTAGATTTACTGTAGAACAGGCAGAAGAGAGATCTGAGAAATATCTTTTTGATAAGATCCCTGAAGTTTGCGAATTGCATTATAATGATTTGATTGTAGAAAAAGGAAATTCTGATTACGGAATCCTTGCAGCCTATCGTCACTTTACGGAAGGCATTAAAAGCAAATCATCCCACCGACCATTAAGTGTTGTGTGGATTAAAGAAGAAAACAAGTTTCTCGTTGTTGATGGGTATCATAGATTGGTAGAGTCGCTTCTTCGGGGTCAAAGAAAATATATATGCGAAATCGACTGGACCGGATTTACAAATGACTGGTCCTTGCCCACTTCAGATGATAGGCTAATTTTAGAAGAACTGTTTGAATAAAGATGATTAATGAGTTACCAATTAGACAAACAACAAAGAGTAAAAGAGATACTTAAGTGTGGAAAAGATCCCTCCTACTTCCTTAACACTTATGCAAGAATATCTCATCCGATGCACGGGCTTATTCTTTTTAACACTTTTGACTTCCAAGATGAGCTTCTCAAAGATTTTAATGATTACCGCTTTAATGTTATTTTAAAAGCTCGCCAGCTAGGTATTTCAACTATTACTGCAGGCTATATTGTGTGGATGATGTTATTTCATCGCGATAAATCCATTCTTGTTATGGCAACAAAGTTTGCTACAGCGGGAAACTTGGTTAAGAAAGTTAAGCACATCATGCGCAATGTTCCTGATTGGCTGAGAATTGCACAAATAAGTGTTGACAATCGCACCTCGTTTGAGCTTTCTAATGGCTCTTCAATTAAAGCGGCATCTACTTCTGGCGATGCTGGTCGTTCAGAAGCCCTGTCGCTTTTAGTGCTTGATGAGGCCGCCCACATTGAAGGATTAGAGGAGCTTTGGACCGGTTTGTATCCCACGCTATCAACTGGTGGGCGTTGCATTGCACTGTCAACACCAAACGGCGTTGGTAACTGGTTTCATAAAACATGCAATGATTCAGAATCAGGAGCAAACAACTTTCATTTGACCACCTTGCCGTGGAATGTTCATCCAGATCGGAATCAGGAATGGTATAAGAAAGAAACCAAGAATATGTCTAAGCGCCAGATTGCGCAAGAGCTTGAGTGCAACTTCAATACATCTGGCGAGACTGTGATTGATCCCGAATGTATGGAGTGGATGTTATCGACCATTCGCGATCCGAAATATCGAACTGGCTTTGATAGAAACTTTTGGATATGGGAAGAGTTTGATCCAACTTGCAATTATCTTTTAGTTGCAGATGTGTCCCGCGGAGACGCCACCGATTTTTCTACATTTCATATCGTTAAACTTGAAACGCTTGAAGTGGTGGGAGAGTATCAAGGAAAACCAACATTGGATATGTTTGCAAATATGTTAAACAGTGTCGGTAAAGAGTTCGGTAATTGTATGCTTGTGGTGGAAAACAATAACATCGGATATTCTGTTCTCACTAAACTCATTGATGATTACCAATATCCCAATGTTTATCATTCGATTAAATCTACGCACGAATATATTGAGCAACATCAAGCCGAAGTAATGAATTCTGCAGTGCCCGGCTTCACGACCTCTATGAAGACGCGCCCCCTCATCGTCGCTAAATTAGAGGAGTTTGTCAGAAACAAACTAATTACCATATATTCTTCTCGCACTGTGAGCGAGATGAAGACTTTTATTTGGAGGAACGGCAAACCGCAAGCAATGAAAGGCTACAATGATGATTTGATTATGGCGCTAGCCATCGCGTGCTGGGTAAGAGATACAGCACTGCAAGCAAACGCGCGAGATTTAAATTATCAAAAGGCTTTTGTTGGCGCGATTTATACTTCTAGAACAAAAATTAATACACAAATCAAAGGACAGCATGGCTACAAAACCAATGAAATTTTTGATAAAATGACTGAAGCAGAAAAAATGTATGAACAATATAAATGGATTATAAAGTGAGAAAATAAATGCCCCCAAACAAAAACCCTTCTAATGATCAATCAGGCTTATTCAAAGCATTAACTAGACTATTCTCCGGACCAATAGTTAATTATCGATCACAGACAGGAAGGAAGATCAGAAGACAGCATTTAGACAAATTTGGCACTAGATTTAAATCAGCTTCAGGTCAACAGTTTAAAAAAGCACTTTACAATCCTTTGGACACAATTGCCACAAATGCAATTGCCAATCAAAGGCGCGTTGAAAGATATGTTGATTTTGATCAGATGGAATATACACCCGAGATTGCCTCCACGTTAGACATTTACGCTGACGAGATGACAACTCATTCAAGTCTTAGCCCTATGTTAAATGTTAAATGTCCTAATGAGGAGATTAGAGCAGTTTTAGAGGTCCTTTTTGACAACATTCTTAATGTTCAGTACAATCTTTTTGGCTGGAGTCGCACGATGTCTAAATATGGCGACTTCTTTTTGTATCTTGATATTGATGAAAAGTACGGCGTACAATCAGTAATCGCGCTGCCTCCCTCTGAGCTTGAGAGGCTTGAGGGACAAGATTCCACCAACCCTAACTACGTCCAATATCAGTGGAACAGCGCCGGCATGACTTTCGAAAATTGGCAAGTTGCACATTTTCGTGTTTTAGGCAATGACAAGTATGCTCCATACGGCACATCTATTCTTGAGCCTGCTCGTCGTATTTGGCGCCAGCTGGTTTTAATGGAGGACGCTATGATGGCATATAGGATTGTTAGATCCTCTGAAAGAAGATTGTTTAAAATCGATGTTGGCGCTATACCTCCAAACGAAGTCGAGCAATATATGCAAAAGATTGTCTCACAGCTTAAAAGACATCAAGTTGTAGACGCATCAACCGGACAAATTGATTTACGATATAATCCAATGTCTATCGAAGAAGACTATTTTATTCCTGTGCGTCCTGGCTCTGCTACGGAAATTACCAATCTTGCTGGTGGGCAAAACACGACACAGATTGATGATATTAAATATCTTCGCGATAAATTATTTTCTGCATTAAAGATACCTCAAGCTTACCTTGCAATGGGTGAAGGAGCAGCAGAAGATAAAACAACCTTGGCACAAAAAGATCTTAGGTTCGCCAGAACAATTCAAAGGTTACAAAGAGTTGTTGTAGCTGAGCTTACAAAAATTGGAGTTATCCATCTTTACACGCTAGGATTTAGAGGCGATGATTTGCTGGCATTTAAGTTGGCGTTAAATAATCCATCAAAGATTGCTGAACTTCAAGAAATTGAACATTGGAAGTCTAAATTTGATATTGCTGGTGGCGCAACCGAAGGATTCTTCTCCCGTCGTTGGGTCGCAGAACATATCTTTGGAATGTCTCATGAAGAATTTATGCGCAATCAGCGCGAGATGTACTATGATCGCAAGCATGACGCGGCACTTCAGGCAGTTGCAGAAGCCGCAGCTGCGGAAGGTGGCGCCGGCGGTGATTTAGGCGGCGATGATCTCGGAGGAGATCTTGGTGGTGATCTCGGAGGAGACCTCGGAGGAGACCTCGGAGGAGACATCGGCGGTGGTGAAGAAATGCCGGCTCCCGACGCCGGCGGTGACGAGGGCGGTGGTGAAGATTCTGCATTGCTTGCAGTGCCTCCTGGCTCCCGTAATACAAGAACATATGGTCGCGGCGAAAAATATACCCCTGTAAAGGTAGATAAAAGAAAGTCTACTGGACCCAGAACCAGGAACTATGCCGCTAAGCGAGACAATGAAATGCGTGGCGCTTCTCCTCGACCATTATATCCAGGAAGAGAAATTAACACGATACCCTCGATTTCTAAAGGTATTTATGAGAAACAAGAATCTAATTATACTTTAAGAGAGCAGACAGAAGAAGATAGACTATTTCAAATAAACGACTCTCTTCGTAACTTGCTTAAGGGACTAGAGGCTAATAATTTATTAATGGAGCAAAAGAATGAAGATAAAGCACAATAAAAAGAGAAACACAGCCTTTGTATACGAAGCCTTAATAGTAGAAGCAACTGTGGCTATTCTTAAAAAGGATCTTGAAAGACAAAACAATGCAGCCAGTCTAATTAAAAAATACTTTAAGCCCGGCAGCATTTTGAGAAAAGATCTGGAATGCTATCGCTCTTTGTATGAAGAGCAAAATCTAGACAAGCAGACATCAAAGAGAATTATACAAGAAGCAAAGCTGCAACAGAAACTAATAAATCCTGAATCAGTTTTCGATGCTCAAACAAGCTTAATTCACGACATCAATAAACAATTATCGTCTTCTGTGTTTGGTAATTTTGTGCCAAATTACAAATCTCTTGCCACAATTGGACAATTATTTTCAGATAGAACTTCTCCTAAGTCATTAGTAATCTTAGAAAACCGAATCGTTGATAGCATGCAAAAGTCTAATATACGACATGTATCGACTGATTTGGTAGATGGTCTTGTTTATAGAGCATTCGTCGATAAGTTTAATAAAAAATATGAGCAGAATCTGTTATCCGAACAGAAAGAGCTGCTTACACATTATATTTCTTCTTTTGCCGATAATGCTTTGGGGTTGAAGGTCTTTTTAAATGAAGAAATTTCAAGATTAAAACTAAAGCTTAATGAAGCCTTGCAAACGCAGGAGATTAAAAACGATTCGGATATGCACAATAAGGCCAAAAGAATTATTGAACACTTAAATACCTTCGCAAAGCAAGACTTTAATGATGAAATATTATTAACTGTTTTAAAGACACAATCACTAGTTGAGGAAATTTATAGCGATGCCAATTAAAATTCGAATTGGTAAAGGGGCTGATGATGCCTTTGTCCGTCTTGAGATGGATATTCGCAAGAGTATGAGCGGCGATCTAATGATTTTTGATCACGCGGATGTTGATATTGTTTTGTCCACCGCAAAAAATAAAATCATTGCTTTCCCTAAAGATACAATGAGTGATTTAGTTTACGGCGCCCAAAACAGATTGTTTACTGAATTGCAGAAGAAAGGCATAATTGTCGCCGATTCTATCCAAGCCGGATCGTTTTACGGATCCATCGAGGCTACTATGCAGGAGACAATATCGGAAGATCTAAGTGCACCAAAGATGGCTCTCATTAATATTTCTAGATTTATTGACGAAGAGCGTCCATATTTCGAATCTACTGAGGCTATAATTTCTATGAAGGATGATGAGCTGCTACACCCAGACAAGACAGATTCTACTGAATTGGGAGAAGTTCCACAGGCAGCTAACCAAGGCTCCATGCAACAGAACTATATTAGAGATCCATACTCGGTGTCATATATGTATACTTTTGAATAGGAAACACTAATGGAGTTATTGACATTCATACTTTGCGCCTACGGGCTCACACAGATTCTTGTCTATGGTAAAGTCTTTTCGAAGCTAAGACCAAAGAAAGGCAAGCTCGGAGAATTAGCAAATTGCCCGATGTGTATGGGATTTCACGTCGGGTGG